CATGGAGAATTCTTGGAGGTGGAAAATGACTAAGCGCCCTGCGTTTCAATTCTACCCCGGGGATTGGCTGGGGTCGCAGCGGGTTTCCCTGCTGACTCTGGAGGAGGAGGGCGCGTATCTGCGGTTGCTGGCGTCATGCTGGCAGCACGGATCGATCCCCTCCGATCCGGACAAGATTGCTAGACTCATCGGCAAGGGTGCTTCAACTACCCTTGCAACTACCTTGGCAACTATGTTCCAACAACACCCCGCCGACCCGACATTGTTGGTGCATGACCGGCTGGAGAAGGAAAGAGCAAAACAGGATGCTTGGTCAGAAAAATGCCGAGAAGGTGGCAAAAAGTCAGCGGAGATGCGGAAAATCGGCAAGGGTAGTTCAAGTTTAGTTGAAGGGTTGTTGGAAGGCAGTTCCAACAAAAAGGCAACTCTTCTTCTTCAGTCTACATCTACTAATACTTCTTCTAACGAAGAAGTAGGCGCTCCGAAAAAAACCTACCTGCTCGATGAGGAGTTTTGGGCGGAGATGCGGCGGCACTACCCCGACATCGATGTCGATGGGGAAAGCCGCAAAATGGATGCGTGGCTTCTCGCCCGCCCCGGTCGCAAGAAGACCCGTCAGTTTGTCATCAACTGGCTCAACAAAGTGGAACCGGCGCTCGCGCCTGCCAAGGTCGAGGAGGTCGAGCAATGGTAGCCACGGTCCAATGCTGCGCGACCGAGTCGTGCTACAACTCGGTGCCGGTTCCCGGGGACGATCTGCTTCGGATTTTCCCAAACATCAAAATCCTGTGCGACGAGTGCGATCTCGAAAGGATCGAAAGGCTCCAGCAGGAGCAGGCCGCCGAGGAGCAGGAGAGGCGGCAGGAGGCGTTCAATGCCCTCTGCCCTCCACTCTACCGCGAAAGCGACCCCGAACGCATTCCTGCGCCGTTTCTGTGCGAATGCGAGGCATGGCGGTTTAATCCGGTCGGCCTCGGTTTCGTCGGCCCAGCGGGCTGCGGGAAGACGCGAGCGGCGTGGATACTGCTCAAGCGTCTGCATTTTGAGAACTTGCGAGTCTTTGGCATCACCTCCACGGGTTTTGCGAAAGCCTGCGCGGATCAATTCCACGACAACCCGCAGGCCAAGGCGCTCGCGGAGGACACGCTGACCCGCTGCCGCCGGACCAAGGTGCTGCTGCTCGATGACCTCGGCAAGCAGAAGATGACCGAGCGGAGCGAGTTGGAACTCTTCGATTTGCTGGAACACCGATCCTCTCACGAACTGCCCATCATTTGGACGGCCAACGCCGCCAAAGGCGACCTCAGAAAAATGCTCTCGTCCGACAGGGGCGAGCCGATCCTCCGGCGACTCTCGGAGTTTACAAACATTGTGAGGGAGGACGGGAAATGATCGTGATGCCGTCCAACAACTCTGGAATTCAGATAGGATACCTTGCCGGTAAGTTTTCAAACCGAATCGGCTGGTTGCTATCTCCAGATGGTTGGCGGCAACCTCCATCGTGGATGCCATACGCTCTCGACAATGGAGCCTACGGGGCATGGGCAAATGATCGCGAGTGGGATGCAGAGGCTTTTCTCAAGTTGATTGAGAAATCAAAATCTGCACACAAGCCGAGATGGGTAGTGGTTCCCGATGTGGTAGCAGACCGGGAGTCAACGATCATCCGCTGGCATGAATGGATGCCGCAACTACGAGATCGACTGCACGGGGTATGCTTTGCGTTTGCCGTGCAGGATGGAATGACCCCAAACGATGTTCCACACGAAGCAGATGTAATTTTTGTAGGAGGCACAACCGAATGGAAGTGGAAGCACCTACACACTTGGGCAAACAATTTTCCCCGTGTCCATGTGGGTCGGGTGAATTCCGAGCGTCTGCTTTGGATTTGCCATGAAGCTGGTGTGGAGTCCTGTGATGGCACGGGGTGGATGCGCGGAGGAGAGGAACGGTTGGAGGAACTCCATCGCTATTTAGAACAATCAACCGGCGGCGACCGCCGTCCCCAACTGCAATTCTCCCTATAATTAACAAAGTTTTGACTGATACCAATCCCTCGGAATAACAACAACCAACATGAACCCATTTGAACCACCGCCAGTCACGGATTTCACTTTCCTGTCTCTCGGGGCAGGTGTGCAAAGCAGCACCTTGGCGCTGATGGCCGCCCACGGCGAAGTCACGCCAATGCCGGACGCCGCAATCTTTGCCGACACCCAGGCCGAACCCGCCAGCGTCTACAAGTGGCTCGATTGGCTGGAGGGCCAGCTACCATTCCCGGTGCATCGCGTGACCCGTGGCGACATGACGGATGAGTCGCTACTCATCAAGCAACGCAAAGACGGCACAGGATGCTGGAGCAAAAGCCTAATCCCTGCATTTATCGAAAATAAAGACGGCTCCCGTGGGATCATGGGGCGCCAATGCACCTACTCCTACAAAGTGGAACAGCTTGAGCGAGCCGCTCGCCGACTGGGACAGGTCAAGCGTGGGCAAAAGGAAATCACCGTCACCCAATGGATCGGGATTTCATGGGACGAAATTCAACGCATCAAGCCGAGTCGGGTGGCATGGTCCCAACATCGCTGGCCACTTGTAGAGCTTCGCATGGGTCGCCGGGATTGTCTGAAGTGGATGGAGTCACATGGCTACCCAAAGCCCCCACGCTCGGCCTGCGTTTACTGCCCATTCCATTCCGACAACGAATGGCGGCGACTCCGCGACGAAGAGCCAGAAGAATTTGCGCGAGCCATTCGTTTTGAAAAAGACCTTCAAGCGGTCAAAGCAAAGACTGAAAAAATGCGCGGCGTCCCGTTTCTTCACCCAAGCCTCGTTCCGCTGGATCAGGTCGATCTCTCCACCGACATCGAGCGCGGGCAGTTGTCCCTCTGGCTCGACGAGCAATCATTCGGCAACGAATGCGAAGGCATGTGCGGCGTTTAACAATTTTGACTGATACCAATCTCCCGAACAACAACAACCAAACAACACAATGACAACAACACACGAACTCGCAGACAAACAGAACCGCTATGTGACCGCCGAAGGCAAATTCATTGCGAAAGTAAAGCAACCCGGCAACGGGTGGCTGGGAACCACCAAGACCGGCACGGATTTCATCCGAGTGCCACTCCTCATCGATGACCCGGAGAGCGACCAGCACGGACGGGAAATCGTCTGGCAGGGCTGGCTCACCGAAAAGGCAACCAAGCGGACCTGCGACACGCTCGACCAGGCATTTGGCCGCGAGTGGGACATCAAATCGCTGGACGCTGGCAAGTCGCCTTTCCTCGGCCAGAAGTGCCGGATCACCGTGGAGGTCGAGGAATACAACGGCCAACCTCGCCACAAGATCAAATGGCTCAACCCGCTGGAATCCACACGGGAAACCGAACCGCTCTCCAGCGACCGGCTGGCCACGCTCAACGAACGCCTTGCCGCCGCCCGCGCCTCCGATGACGAAATCTCCTTCTAAAGACTACCACTTGGAAGGGGTCCGCGACTTAGCCTGCAATATCATTTTGCAGGCGGTCGAGGACATCTGGAACAAGAACTTTTACCAAAGCATCCATCAGCGGGCGATCATCAAGGAGGCGCGGCGAACGGCTCGGCATTTCTTCAAATCGCGCTCTTACGAGCAACTTTGCTCGATCATGGATTTACCTGCGGACAAAATCAAAGATGCCGCCTTCCACCCGGCGAAATACCCCGAGATTATCAAGATGCTGCGAGAAAGGAAAAAACGATGAGTGACACGCCAGAGACGGATGCCATGCGAAAACTGACATGGAAAAGTTCCCAGCCCCCGGTCAATCCAATACCGGGAGAATTTGCAAAAAAGCTAGAGCGCGAGCGCGACCAGGCGCGGGAGGCATTGAGAGAGGCAATCCAATTTCGCGACACAACGCTCAGCGGCTACGATCTCGATGCGTGGCTAAAAGCAGCGGGCCTCAAACCATGAACTGGACCCATGAACAACTCAGACAACTCGGCTACACCGAATCAAGCCCGGGAGTGTTCACTCACTCTTCAACTGCGGGGATACCTCACGCCAAGCCTCAACCGGCTCCTCGGCCAGCACTGGACGCTCCTGCAAAAAGAGAAAGTCCGCGCCAAGCTCGCACTACTCTCATCATTACGAGACGCTCATGCTCGCTCCTCGACGCCGACAACTTCGCAGGCGGTTGCAAACCTATTATCGACCAACTCCGCTACGCGAAGCTCATCGAAGACGACGACCCGGAAACCATCGAAATCCTCTTCCGGCAAGTCAAAGTCAAAACCAAAAAAGAAGAAATGACCCACATCGAAATAGCAACCACAGGGGGAGTATGAGGGGGAGATTCCCAATACTTGTCAAGATCAATTTTGACTGATACCATCAACTCTATGAAATTGAACCCGAAACAAGAGGCGTTTTGCCAAGGGGTCGCGAGCGGATTGTCGCTCACCCAAGCCTACATCCGCGCCGGTTACTCCGAAAAGGGAGCCGATGGTGCCGCTTGCAAATTGCAAGGAAATGCAAGTGTAGCTGCCCGAATTGACGAACTCCGCGCCAAATCCGAGGCGAAACTCAACTACAAGCGAGAAACCTATCTGGAAACGCTCCGCGAGCGTTTCATGGAAATGCCACCGGAATCCGCGACCTGCGCGAAGTATGGGGAAATGCTCGCGAAGGCGATGGGATGGAACGAACCCGAGAAGATCGAGGTCGCCGGGGCTATGGACATCAACATCCGCATCGGTGGCCATTAACATCGACATCATCCCACGCCCTCAGTTGGCGAGCTACCTGCACCGCTCGCAACGCTGGTCGGTGATGGTGCTGCACCGCCGCGCTGGGAAGAGTTTCGTCTGCATCCAAGACCTCATCGCGAAGGCGCTCTCGCACAAGCGCAGCGGACCACCGCTCCGCTACGCCTATGTGGCTCCGACCCGCGAGCAGGCGAAAGACATCGCTTGGAAATACCTTGTCCAGTTCACCAGCCAAATCCCCGGGGTGGTCATCAACAAGGCGGATCTCGCGATCACCTTCCACAATGAGGCCACGATCCGGCTTTACTCTGGCGAAGCCTACGAGCGCCTGCGCGGAATCTACCTCGATGGCGTGGTCATGGATGAGGCCGCAGACCTTGACCCGGCGGCATGGGACAATGTCATCCGGCCCACGCTCACCGACTACCAAGGCTGGGCGACATGGGTCGGCACACCGAAGGGGCGAAACATTTTTTGGAAGATGTGGAACAAAGCGTGTGCGGACAACGACTGGTTCACACTCCAACTCAAGGCGAGCGAAAGCGGAATCATCCCGCCCGAGGAACTCGCGGACATTCGGCGTGGAACCACGGAAAATGCGTTCCAGCAGGAATACGAATGCTCGTTCAACATCGGTCGCCCGGGCGCGATCTATGTGCGATCCCTAGAAAAAGCGCGAGCCGAGAAGCGGGTCACTAACGATGTCCTGTGGTTCAAGGAGCTTCCCGTCTACACCTCATGGGATGTGGGCGCTCCGCTCAACCAGAAGGTGTGGATTTGGCAGATGGTCGGCGACC